ACCTTTGGCACCTTGTTCACCTTTAGCACCTACGTCACCTTTAGCACCTACGTCACCTTTAGCACCTTGATCACCTTTAGTACCTTTAGCACCTTGATCGCCTTGCGGACCGGTCACACCTTGAGCACCTTTAGCACCAGTATCACCTTTAGTACCTACGTCACCTTTAGTACCTACTTCACCTTTAGCACCTTCATCGCCTTGAGCACCAGTAACACCTTTAGCACCTTGATCACCCTTAGCACCTTGATCACCTTTAGCACCTACTTCACCTTTAGCACCCTGCTCACCCTGATCACCTTTAGCACCTTGATCACCTTGTGGACCTAAAGCACCTTTTGCACCAGTATCACCTTTAGCACCTACATCACCTTTAGTACCTACTTCACCTTTAGCACCTTTATCGCCTTGTGGACCTGTAACACCTTTAGCACCTGTATCACCTTTAGCACCTACATCACCTTTAGTACCTACTTCACCTTTAGCACCTTGATCGCCTTGTGGACCGGTAACACCTTTAGCACCTGTATCACCTTTAGCACCTACGTCACCTTTAGCACCTTGATCACCTTTTGTACCTTTATCACCTACCTCACCTTTAGCACCTACTTCACCCTTAGCACCTTGATCACCTTTAGTACCCTTGTCACCTGTCTCACCTTTAGCACCTAGATCACCTTTAGCACCTTGATCACCTTTTGTACCTTTAGCACCAGTATCACCTTTAGCACCTTGATCACCTTTTGTACCTTTATCACCTACCTCACCTTTAGCACCTGGATCACCTTGTGGACCAGTATCACCTTGACTACCTTGAGGACCTAGATCACCTTTACCACCTTTACCACCTTGAGCACCAGTATCACCTTGACTACCTTGAGGACCAACATCACCTTGAGCACCTTTAGCACCCTGAGCACCAGTATCACCTTGACTACCTTGAGGGCCGATCTCACCTTTAGCACCTGGGTCACCTTGTGGACCAACATCACCATCAGGTCCTTGAGGACCAAGATCGCCCTGTGGACCTAGTGGGCCATCAGTTATAGGAACTAGAGTAATATCTGTATTTAGTGTAAATTGTTTGCCTGTTAAGCCGGTAACGTATGCTGTAAGTTTATATACAGAGGTATTCTCTAAAGAACCTCCGAAAGTTCCTAAAGCTACAACATTACTTGTATTTGTTATGACAGGTTCTGTTAAATCATTGCCATATACTTTAGTAATATCTAAATTATAAGTTCCGAATGTAGTTGGAAAGCTAGTACTTTGAGTAGTACCATTTAGTGTTAAAGTTGTTTCACCCTCTCTTAAAGTAAGTGTGCCCCCACTAGCTGCCCATTCTGGAGTGCCGTCGGGATTAATAAACACCCCATGATTACCATTGGAATACTCAAAATAAGGGGCAGGTAAGCCTTCTAAAGATCTAACTGCATAATGGAAAAATTTAAACTGAGAATCAGCAGAATCCTTATAAATACTAGAAATAACTGCATCTTGTTTTAAATCAAATCTTAAGTTATTAGTTCCGACATTCGTACCGCTAAAAGACCCCACACTACTACTAACAGTAAGTTCAGTGTCAGATTCGATAGAAATAACAGTGTATACTGCCAGTACTTGGTTGGCTGCTAGAGAATCCCCTACAGAATCACTATTGTTAGTTGCACATATAATTTGACCTACTGCCATTTGTGTGGTAAATAAAGTATTTGCGCCTGTTATTTTATTGGATTGAGCAACTTTAGTAATAGTACCGTTTTTTCTGATAAGACCAAGAGTGTCTGAACCATTTCCAGTATCAAACCAATAAGGAACAGTTGTAAGTCCGGCATCATTAGAGCCGTTAACAACATTAGTAAGAGCGATATTATGTTTTATTAATTTTATATAATTATTTTGGGCATTGGAAGAAGTACCGTCATTATCCATTAATAGGTAATGATGTTCGTGTATAAATCTACCAACTGCATTTTCTGCATCTGTTGCTGTCCAAGCTATTGCTGGAATACCTGAGCAATCTTGTTTAAAATCATCTGTGAGAACATCTGAGGACTCTGGATTTATAATTTCATTTGCAAAAACTTGAGGAGGAGTAAAGGTATATCCTCTGCTCTTAAACTCAAATATGCCGTTTGCGCCAGAAGCATTAATATCCTTATATCCGCCATCTAAGAAACCACCTGCAGCAACATTTAGTGCAAGTTTTTCAAACTCTTCTTCTAGCAGTGTAAACTGTATTACTACAGGGGAAGAAGTTCTTCCCTCATTGTCCACCGTTCTTATAGCAAAATTATAAGTTCCTGCTTCAACACCTGTGAAGGCGTAAAGAGTATCGGCATCTTTAGCTACAAAAATGGGATCAGGGTATTCTGGAATATCAGTTACTATTTCATAACCCTTTAAAAACTCAAATTTAATTGAACTGTTTATTGTAGAGCTAGCGTGTTCCCAATCAAGGATTATTTGCTCTAAATCATTTAACTTATCTCTACCTGGTATTGCTTTTACACTTTGTGCTTTTGGAACAGTACCTTCATAATGGTTTGATATAGCAGCTTCTCCAGAGTCTATTGTAGCATTAGGAACATATGTTCTGAATACGCCTTCAATAGCAGAATACTTATCATTATAATGTTCTGCTGCTGTAATATCATAAATGTTTTTATCGCCTTGAGCTATAGAAAGTATTTTGTATTGCTTGCTACTTCCTAATATATTTAAACCTGCGTCAGTGCCTTTTAGAACCCACACATCTTCGCTAGAAGGTGTTTCTGAAAACGCAGAAGCAACTGTTAGAGACGATATAGGGCTACCTATTGTAGTGCTTGAGTGAAGTTCTTTAGTTTCGACCCTAAAATCATCTTTCCAGTTTAATAATACTGGAGTGGCTCCTGAGGAACTAGTAAATGCATTTGCTGCTTTTACTTCTGTATCTATATTTTGTAAAGTTCGTGTACCATCTCCATTACTATCTATATAGGCTTGTGGAACTATGTCGCCTGGAGAGTAAGTAGTACTATCTACTGTTACTTCTTTTAGTGCTATTGGAGATGCTTTATTAACAATTATACTAAGTTCATAGTTTGAAGCACTGGTTCCAGAGCTCAACGTTACAGGACTATCTAAAGGTACTGTTGTTGTATTTCTAGTTCCGCCTTTGCTGATTCTTCCTCCAAATCTTGCGGCACTTCTATCGCTATCCTGAACATTTACAACATCTCCAGGGGCTAAATACGAGCCATTTATACCCGTTTGAAATGAAACAATTTCATTCTGATTTACAGCAGTCCACAGTTTCCACTTTCCGTATCTACTTGCCTGCCCTTCTGAAGTACAACCAAAAGCTACAGACTCCTGGCTTATGATTCTCTGTGTTTCTGCGATATTTAAAGAGTCCTCTACTATTAAAGGCTCTAAAATATAGTTATTTTGTGGATTATTCCATTTTACAATAATTTGATTTGGTCTGGTTTTACTACCAGTGCTTTCATATGAGAATGCTCCATTTATAACATTACCTTTTGTAAAGGAGTATACAGGAGTACTAGGCGCATCTATAACTGGGAATACTTTTCCATCTAGGAAGTATAACATACCTATAAAACTTGTTGCAAGATCTTTCATAACTTTAAACGCATCTACTTGCTTAGTAAAATATGCGTTTAATCTATAACGAGGCTCTTGTCCCCCTTTCCCATCGTCTACTAACTCATCACAGTATCTTGCGATTCTATAAAGAGCATATTTATCTATATCTGTAGCGTCTAAAAAATCTCCTAAACCGTATCTATTATTAGTTAGCATATCGAAGAAAATCCAAGCAGGATTATCCGTATATATCAGCTCACTTCTGAAAGAACCGTCCCAATCTTGTTCTGATGTTTCTACGGCACCTGTAGTTGTATTTCTTTTATAGGTAGCTTGAAGACTATCATTTTCTTCCCTTGTAACGTAGTTAGAAGGTACCTTTATTCTTAATCCTCGGCAGTCATAAGTCCTTGCGGGTATTTGCTGATGATTAACTGTTGAAAAAGTTAGACCGGCTAAAGCCGTCATAGGGTGAAACAACTTCTCATTAAAAATAGAAGTTGTTTGAGCAACAGTAGCTCTTGTTATGTTAGTATGGCTCGCCTTTCTTTTAACGTCAGAAGTATAGCCTCCACCAGATTCAGAAGTTCTTCTTCTAATACGTATTCTAAAATCGTCAAAAGGTCTAAAAGGTTGTAGATTTATTGAGTGTTGGAAAACAACTGCATTATTAAACTTACCTTTATGAGTAAGTTCTTCGTTTATAATTATATAGTCTCCAAAAGTATTCTCTCCAGGGTTCTTAAATCCTATGTCTACATAGTACACAGCTGCTGTAGTTGCGTCTTCCCCTCCACTATTTATTCTTTTGAAGCCTCCAGGATATGATATATTAAATTTTACGCTATCTACAGTTGCCATTTTTGAGGATGTTAGATTAAAGTGGCTACTGCCAGAGACCAAGCCATTTAAAATAACAGCACTTCCAGTACCTGGATCATTGGAAGGTAGTGTTAAAGAGCCGTCTGAAATTTGATTTAATTCTGTACCTGTAGGAGAAAAAGTTAAAGCGCTCCCGCCCTCTAGCATTGCTTGTATAGGCTGCTGCCCTAAATGACCTGTTCTAAATTCTATACTTGACTCGTCATAGTGTCTACTATAGTTACTATCTACTCTTTGGGTCTTATCTTTCAATAGGCCTTGAATATCAAATTTATAGTTTGTAGATGTGCCTGAGCCTGCACTTGGCGGAAATGCCCAGTTGTCTGCAAGTTTAACAGTTGTTCCGCCAGTACCTATGGCTAGTCTAGCATAGTAATCAATTTCTACATTATATGTTCCATTAGGAATTACTTTCTCAAACTCACCATAGCCTTGAAAACGTACAGTATCAGTGGTAGTTGCGTTACCATCAAAATCACCCTCATATATAAAACCTTCTATAGGTGCATTATTTAGTGTTACACCGTCGGTGGTAGGAATAAGTCTTACAGGCTTAGTTCGTTTATCCTCTTCTGTTGCTACATATCTTCCATAATTATTTTTTGTAAGTGTACGCATTTCTTTACGGAAAAAGTTAGAGCTGTCGGTAGTACTAAGTTCTATATATCTTCTATCACCTCCTCCGGGCTTCCTATCACTAACTGCTGTTACTGTTTGTGCAGGATAAGTATTTCGTACTAGAACATACATCTCTGCATCGTCCTGTTGGTAGTCTTCTTTCTCTGCTAGTGTGGGAAAAGGGCTTGTTAAATTTGAGTTTATAACTGTACCATCTTTTGAACCTTTCTCAAGGGTAAGTAGCATATTACCTCGAGAAAGATTATTAGGACTGTTGTCTATATCATCAAGCGTATCATTATTTAAAAATACTGATGCAGTACCATTTACTAACCCCTCAATAGGGCCTTCTGATAGTACGTCTGTTACAGACACATACTGTCTATCCCCTACTGTTCTAGTTAGGGTTGTTGGACCTATTCCAGATCTTGAACCTATTTTTCCTGTTCCATCACTCATATTTAACTCGCATTCTCCATACTGGCATTTGCCGATATATCTCCGGCAGCATTGATACTGTGTCCACTATTAACAAAACTTTCATAATTATTTATATCTACAGCGATAGGCCTTCCAGGGACTTTTAAACGACCATATAATACTGGTATAGGATCCCCCTCCATAATATTCTGAGTGTCACCATCTAACATATAGTTTGCAGGAGCATCTCCATCTACAGAAGGATCCTGAGCCATCAACTCTTGTAAACCTGTAAGTGCTAAATTAGTTGCTAAACTACTTACAAAAGTTCCTCCTTTTGCTTTTACACCTGCCGCAATCTTATCTCCTAAAGTTACGGACCCTCCAGGTCCCGTACCTGTTATAGTGCCGGCTTTCGCACCCATTGCAGGAAGAACATAAAATACCAGAAATGCTGCTGCAATAATTTTTCCTACTTTCTTTGAGCCCGCAGGAATAATAGATACTGTAACATCTCCTGGTTTTATAGGAAATAAAAAGTCTTCTTCCCCTACCGTCTCTCCTTGAAATTCTACTGAAAAGTCAATACCGTTTTCCTCACACTCCATAAGGTAAGGTCTAAACGAAGGTTTATTTACGGAGATGCACTTAAAAATATCCTGTAAATTATCAGAATCTACAACGAATTTTTCTCCGAACTTTTTCCCTAATTCTCCTTGTAAATATACATTACGTTTCATATCTGTAAACTCCGGTTATGTTTTTCTTCCATAAAGGATATAAATTCTCTCGGCATGAAAGCCTGTGTTCTGCATGATGATAAAAAATATCGTTTCCTAAATATACGCCACAATGGTTTGGTATGTGCGCCTGGATTGTAAATACTATTAAGTCGCCCTCTTGCATATTACCTTCTGCAACTTTAAAGCCCCACGAAGAAATATATTCATCCGTAAAATAGTTTAAACCCTTTTCCCACCAATCGTCTTCAAACAAAGGCCTATTTGGTATTTTTAAACCTTTAGATATATAATAATCTCTTGCTGCCTCAAAGCAATCATTTACTCCAAATTCATACTCCCTTCCATATAAATCTTTCTCTGCTTTTTCGGGATTAATTATTTGCATATCCATTTCCGGATAACTAAATATATAGTATGTAATTCCGGTAGCATTACAATATTTTATATCCATATCGCTTGGATCTGCTGTACTATCTGGATGACTGTGTACTACTCCTACAATATCGTATTTTTGAGATATTTTTATATATTCTCTGGAGTCTATTATAAAATCTTCATTATCTTCTGCTATATTTGTACAAGGAAACCATTTAAGTTTGCCCTTTGATACAGCTAAGACACCACAGCCTTCTCTTGGGTAACATTCTTTAAAATGGTTTTCTATTTCTGATAAAAACTCTATCATCTAAAATCTTCCTGTTGAAGGGAAACCTCCAAAAGGAAGTGGATGAGCATCGCTCTTGTTACCACTAGGTAAACTACCATTTACCGAGTTGTCTTTAGGTAGAGAATTAAACTTACACTTACAGGAAGTTAAAGTTTTTCCACATAAATCTATTCTTTTCCAATAAGGGCTTCCTAACTCTGGTATAGTTGAAGAGCTGGATGTATGCGCTAATATACATTCCCAGATTGCTGTTACTGTTTTATTATTTAGAGTAATACTTTGTTTTACTAAATACCCTAAAGCATATGTTCCAGTATTTGCATAGTCTGCATAAGGTCTTATTTCCGCCCAATAACTAGATCCTACTCCAGAATCTGTGGGATGGTTATTCGTAGCATGAGACGTGTGGGCTTGAATACATTGCCATGCTCGTGTACTAGCACCAGAACCTGTTTTTACATAATTGCTGTCTTTAGTGTAAGGCGTATTTTGTAACCAGTTAGATACAGTACTAAAGTCTATCTCTGATATTCTTACTAAAAAATTATTATCAATATCTGTTAGTATAGTAGTTGTTTTTGTTGTATTTCCTTTTCCGGGTGTCTTATAAACAATTTCTCCATCTAAACTCGCTGTACATCCACCCTTGCCATAAATATTTAAACCCTGATACATCCATGAGCAATATTTCCCAACCACCTTTCTTCTAGGCAGTTGAATACCTTCTAAGTCATAAGCAACTGCTAGTTCAAATACTATAGCTACATTTGTTTCTGAAGATACTCTATCAATTTTATACTTTACAGACGCTAGTTCCATTGGAGGTGTTGTAGCAGTGCTATCATATGCTGAGCCCCCTACTAAATACTTGGCTAAAGTTTGTCTCTTTATCACATTCTGGCCTACTAAGTCCGAATACTTAAGACTAGGATTATTTGCTAATATAGTAGGACCCACGTTTGCAATACTGATTGCAGGTCTTGAAATTGCTCCGTCTGCTTGTATTTCCATACCATCCAAAGCCGCAGGTATAGCGGTATATGTATTTACAGTATAATTTCCACTATTATTTGCATCTTTTGATTTAAATTGTACATCTGATAAACTGTCATCTTTTCCAGGATGAAAGTAAACTACAGAACCCGAAGGTAGTGTTAGCTCGAACAAGTCAACGATAGGACTTTCAATCTGTTGGCCTTGTAAATCTGTTGCAATTACATCAGTCATTATGGTTCATACACCCTTCTTAAATTAACATTTAAACTATAAAAATTATCATACTCATAGGTAATACTGTAGTCTACGAATACAACTTTAATTGTTTTTTTATCTCCTGCCGAATTCGTATCAGGAATAGTAAAATCAAAATCTGTAACTCCATTTGTACTTTCCAAATATGTTACTATATCATCAATGTCTGCCTTCCCTCTGGTTTTAAAACTTGCGGTATAAGTTTCAGTTAAATGATTTATACCATCTACGGCTCTTTGCTCGTATCCATCACCAAATGTTGCTGTTAAAAGATTTGGCTTACTAGATCGAGTCATTGATTTATCGGGGGTTACAATACCGAGTGTTCCCCCTACATTAAAGCCTATTGTCATTATGCTGCTCCGTACGGATTAAGAATACCGCCTGATCGTTTTTGATTTTGTAGTTCTTCTTTAACTGCTGCTGCTACTGCCTTACCTAATGCTTCTGTATCTGGAGCATCTGATTGTGTTTGTACACTTCCATCTGTTGAAACATTTACAACAACATTGTTTTGAGTATTTCCTCCGCTTGTCATCTCAACGGGAATTGACTTCCCGTTAGGTAAAGGTACAACTGCTTCTGTACCATGAAGAACTGCAGGATAGCCTTGTTTAGACCCTTTTGCAACTCCTCCTGTAGAATATCCGGGTACTTTCTTGCCTGGAGAGGCTATACCTCCACTTGCAAAACCAAATATGCTTAGCAGACCGCCCCCAATTTCACCTAGTCCTGAGAATACTTCGCCGAACGCAGTTGAAAAGAAATCTCCTCCAGACTTGAAAGTATCTTTTAGTTTTGATAAGAAGGGGGCTTCTGCACCTAAAGTTTCTTTAATATCTTTACTGAAGGAGGATAATGCGCCGTCTCCATCACCTGTCATATTTTCTACGGCATCTGAAACTGTACTTTCTCCGGTAGTTGTTAGTTTTCCTGAGAGAGCGTCTTTAATTTGCTGTGCTGCAATTTCTCCGCCCTCTTTCATTGCGGTCTTCATTTTCTCTTCTGGACTGCTTTTCTTGCCGAATAGACCACCCATTAGATCTTGTGTTAGATTCCTTGACAACTCTTTTGCACCCTCTTTAAGTACGTTTTCACCCATCTTTCCTAAGAAGTCAGTGAAACTACTTTCAGCTCCAGTAATAAGTTCTTCAATACCCGATGCCATGTTTGTTTCAAATGCGGCTTTTAGTGTATCGCCTAATACTGCTGCCCTGTCAATTTGTCTTTGTAGGGACTCTTCTTGGAAGTTTAACATCATTAATTGATGTTGATAATTTGCCTGCATCGCAGGGTCTAGGCTTCCCTCTGCTTCATTTAGTTTTGCAATAATATTGTTTCTTTTTATTTCTACTTCTAAAAGTTTTTTCTGACGCTCTAACTCTTTCGCCTCCATTGGAGTTGCTCCAATTTTTGCTCCTGCAATAATACCCTGAAGTCTTAACTTCTCATTTAGGAAACCAATTTCAATAGTCTGAAGTCTTTCAATCTTATCTATTTGCTCATCTAATAGTATTAGTTCTTCGGCCCTTCCTTTATATGCATCCATACCTCTGATAGTGGAGGCAGTATCTCTCAGCAGTTTTAATAAGTCTGTTTGACCGGTTTTCAGAAACTTAATACCATTTATCTGAGCGGTATACTGTTTAGTTACTTCTTTTAACTGCATCTTTACAAAAGTTGCTTTTTGACCTGCTTCTGAAAACTGCTTACCAAGTTCTTTGAATTCTTTTGTCAGTGCAGGAGTTAGTTTTTCGCCATCAATCAACATATTAAGAAGAGTTAAGAATCTGCCGCCTGCCTGAGTAGAAGCCATCTTAGTAGCTTCTAGTCCGCCTTTCAACACTTTTAGTGATTGTGCCATTTGCTCAGTAGCTGCATTAACATCCGCTTTATCAGTAACTAACTTATCTAATAAACCTGGTGCATCTTTGCCTGCCTTTCTTCTTTCTCTATTATACGTTGGACTACCTTCTGTAATAGTAGTATTATTTAATTGTTTATAAGACTCGGTGAAGGACATTGTCTTTTGTAACTCCTTCATCCGTTTCATCCTTTCCTCTAGACTTATTACTTCTTTTCCGCCTAGCTTTACTATATCTTCCATTTCTCGTTTAAAAGTTACAGGATTATTTAACAGATCCATCATTTTTGTAATCTTTGGCACATAAGCGTCTACAAGACCGCCGAAGGCAGCCATACTATTTTTTGTAGGATTAAAACCTTTCTCAGTTAATGCTTCCTGAGTTTTTGCAAATTCTTTAAATTCTTTATTGTGTTCTTTTAGTGCTTGAGTAAGACCTTCTACCTCTGCCGCGTATGCTTGAACTCTTTCATCGGGCTTCATTAAACCTAGAGCATTTGCCGCCATTTTTAACAGATCAAAGACCATCATAATGATTCCAATGATACCCGCCATTTTCATAACTTTATTAATGCCGTTCGCCATCTTTGTTGCAGCTGTACTCATTTTCGCCATGGTTTTTTGCCATACCATTTCCATGCGCTTAGTAGTTATTTTCCAACTTGTTTGAATCTGCTTTCCAACATTTTTTACTTTGATACCAAGTTTTGTTTTACCTTGTATCATTGATTCAATAGCCGCTAAATAGTCTCTTCTTTGTGAAGCACTCATTTGCTTCACAATACCTTTACCTTCTCGTGCAAATCTACGCATAGAGGCTAACTGTCTTTGATTAGGTTTTTTGCCTGATTTTAGTAGAGCAGCACCTGAACCCGTAGGAGCATCAACACCAGATAAAGCTGACTTACCTGCTTTTACAGGGTCCGCACTAATACTCTTTTTGGATTTTGCTAACTCATCAATTTCACCTTTAGTTTGTTTAAAGGCTTTTGTTGCGTCTTCTGCGCTTTGTTTGGCTGCTGCACCAAAACCCTCTAATCCTGGTATAACTGATTTAAGCAGAGGTACAGCTAGTAAACCCATTACAATACTTAAAGATCTTACATTCTGTGAGAAAAATTCTGCTACAGGCTCTGCTATCAAGGCAAAGAAGTCTTTTACTGGGTTTAGTACTTTATCGAAAGCTACAGCAAGTTGTGAAATAGCATTTGCGGACATCTCTGTAGCATCTGCTACAGCATTATATTTTTCTTCTAATTGAGTTTGAACTTCGGTATATACTGCTTGTTTCTTTTGAAAATTAGATAAGTCTTTAGCACTTATCTTAAGCTTAGTTGCGTAATTCTCTTGTGCGTCTGCAAGACGAAGAGTAATACCTAATTCATCTAAGAGTTCTGGTTCTGCTTTAGTTACACCTCGAACGAGGCGATTGAAAGAATCTGTTACGTCTCTACCGAGAATTTTGGATACGTTTGCCGCACCTTCCGATAGTTCATTAAGTTGAGAGCCCGAAAGACCCGAAGCGATACCAATAGCTGCGGCTTCAGATGCTGCCTGGAAATTTAGCATATTATCCGAAGCGGTCTGAATCTCTCTAGTAAGGCTTCGCATACCTTGACCTGTTGCGGCAGAGAAAGCTACCTGGGACTCTTTAATTACCCTGAAATCAGCGGCAGTTTTCAAAGCCTGAAATGCGGCAGTAGTAGCAAACACAGTGGCAGCAATAGTTGCATAGGCACCTACAAGACCTCCCATGCCTTGCGACATTTTAGAGAAGTTTTTAGTACCGTTTGCAGATGCCTGAGCAGCACCTTTTAGATTTCTATCTGCGGTATGAGCACTTTTTGCAGTATCGTCTAAGCCTTTGGCGGCTTTTTTACTTTCAAGGGCAACTTTTTTATTAGTGCCCTTGTCGTCGACAATTACATCTATCTCTACCTTTTGCTTCTTTGCCATTAGCCTTGAACGTTATGGGTGTAATTTTTTCCACCGCCTGCAGATTTGCGTTTCTCTGCTTTTCTTTTTTCTTCCGCTTTTTGATGCTTATATTCTACAATTATATGTTCATAAATTTTCATAAATTGCAAAATTACTTTAGGTTCTTGAACTTCATAAAGATTAAAAAAGTATTCAACTGATCCCCATTTCTTTCCTAGGTATGTCCCTGACATAGTATCCCAGTTATCTTCTAAAAGTCCAAATATAAAAAATGCCACTTGAACATCGGGCGGAAAGTCCGAAGTATCTAGCGGCATTTTATCGGGGTCTGGTTCTTCTCCTAACTGTTCACAGATGCTTAAATACTTGTCTAAGTCTATTTGATCTTCTTGTTTTACAGATTTTTCAAGTAGCTTAGTTATCTCTGCTACTTGTTCCCAGTAAAATTTTCCAGATCACTCACAGTATCAGTTACCCAAGTATCAAAGTCACCTGAGTTTTTCATAAGGAGTTCTGCATTGTCAAAAGTATAGGCAAGTTCATCATCAGCATTCAATTCCGATATATCTACCAAAAGAAGCTCTTCTAGGTAACGATATTTTAAGCCTTTCCAGCCCTTGATAACTGCCTTACAGTAATGTTCTAAGAATAACTCTTCGTTTAGTTCTTCTTCTGGTTGTCGGGTCTTTTTGCTGAACTTTGTACTTACACACTTTTTGCGTAATTTAACTAACTCTTCTCTAGAGAGATAGCAAAGATCTACTGTCATGTCCTTACAGCCAGGGAAGTCTATTGTTACGGTTTTACTTGGAGTCATCAGACTCGCCAAAGAAATAGGGGTGTCGCTCATATTTTTGTTATCCTTAATAAATTTGTGGAATAAAAAAAGGGGTGAAAATCACCCCTTCTTTCGATTTTCTATTTCATAGTATAGTCGAAATGACCATAAATGTCAAGAAATATTTTTTACTATGTTAAGGTAGGACCTGCATAAACAATGCTTGCTTCATCTGCTCCGTCAATAGTTGATGGTAGCGCATGGAAGTTAGTCTCAAGAGATATAATGTCTTCAATAGAATGAGTAGGTATCTCTAAGTGACAAGTTGGCAAAGTGATCGTAACATTTGGTGCAGATGAACCGCCTATTGCAAACACTAAGTTAAAGTCGTTTGTAATAGTGGTTGTAGACTCGATCAGATCTTCAAACAAGTCTGCACTTCCTGCAGAGTGATTACCTAAGTAACAAGTAAAGTTACCAGAAATATTTCTAGTACCCGTAACGTGACCAATAGGCTGATTAATAACACCCAAAGTCTCAGGAGTTAAGAAAGTAATATTATTGTTAAAAGTAATATTACCGCCTGTTAGAGTTAGATTATAAGCAGCTACAATACTTTCTGCGGTTGTCGCAGTTATCGCACAAGTAGTTAGTCGATTACGAATGAAGTTGGCAGTACTTGTAGTTCCTTCTGAAATAGCTACAGTTGGAATAGAGCCTTCCTGTTCAGAAATTAGAGTTCCGAAACCACTCCAGTTAATTGTAGCAATACCTTCAACATCAAATTCTATAGAGGCTTCGTTTACGCAACATCCATCGATCTTGTAAATTGTATGAGTCGCGGCATCGTAAGCTCCTTGTCCCATTACAAAATATATTTCTAACTCTTTAAGAGAAGAAGTATTTGAATCTTCAAAGTCAATGGTTAAAGCAGTAGCAGAGTTTGTTATACCGTGGTTAGAGCTCCATGCACTGTTAGCATCTGCACCTCCATCAGTAAAGGCAGCATTACCAACAAGAGCAGCCCAAAGAACTTCTTCTACTGCGTGCATCGCTGCAGAAGTTCCGTCCCAGCCATTTGCTGCATCAATGGTTGACTTGAAAGGACGAATATATGTTGAGAAGCTCCACTCCGCAGGGGCATAAGAATCATTAAACATTCTACGCCCTCTACGACTGGCATTACCAGTTGCTGCTGAAGACATCTCATTCAGAGTAATCTCTGAAGTATTTGTTGCTTGAGAGAAAGAGAATCCATCAAGAACAGGAATCTCCCAGTAAGTAGTGCCATCGCCTACAATTACTCTGGTGTCTCTACTAAAAAATAAATTATTAGCCATAGTTTTCTCCTATGTATCTTGAAAAGGCTAGGACGTGAACGTTTGCTCGTGCCTGCATTTTCTAGTATCGAACCTCAATAAGTATTTCTCCAACACCTAAAGGTTCTAGTACACCTTCATCAGTATCTACACTAATGATTGTGATCTGTTGCGTATATTGAGTATTTCCTGTTCGGTCTTTATACTCTAAACGCGAGTTGCTTTCTAGTACGGTTTCCACATCTTCTAGTAATTCGTCTAAGGCTAGTACAGAGTCTTCATCCTGTACATAACAGCGTAGAGTAATAGAAAGAAACCTATCCTTGTATCCGCTTCCTTGATACTCTCGTGTCTCAGAACCGGCATTGAGATGAACCGCCGGAAATTCTTCCACTTCATCCCAAAACTTCAGTCTGGGAGATACATTCTCTCCTAAATCAGTTAAGAATGCTCCAGTCCCATTTATATCCTTCAATTTATCAACAATAGCATTTACAATACCTAAACGTCGGGTTGTATAATCTCTTGCTGCCATTATTGTCTCCTAGTGTAGAATCTACCCATTGCAAACTGTGCTGCAATTTCTCTTATAGATCTATCAATTAAAGTTCTTGGGTCTCTTTCGGGAGTAGCCCATCTTTGATCTCCTGACCCCATCTCAAACACTTGGTAAGGATTTTTTTTGTATGTGTAGCCTACGCTTGGAAAACCTTTTGCAGTCCTACTTACATCTGTAACTCTGACACTATCTGCGAAAGTACCTGACCGATTTTCAAGTGCAGGTGGATTCATATTTTTTCTTATAGTATCTGGTAGCTCTTTATTTAAAATAGCCAGTAGAGTTAAAGGTTGAGAAGCTATACCTCTGGCTGATGTTTTTCTTTTCTTACTTCTCTTTACGCCTTTTGCAGACACACCTTTTTGTATTTGGTAAGAATCGTGTATTTCGCGTTCAAAATTAAAACTCTCACTTACTTTATTCTTTTCGTGTATTTTTTGACGTTTTTTACCTTTAACTTTTTTATTTTTTCTGCTCTGACCCGCTAAACTATTTAAATGAGTTTGAGCTAAAGCATCTCGCACTTTAGTACTTGTTTCCTGACCAACGAAATCAAACTCTGCAAGTGCATCTTGTTTTGATTTTTTCTCTAGCTTTCCTTCTTCTGAGTTTATATCAAAATCTTGGTAAGTAAGTATGAAAGCAAAATCTTTTTTAAACTTACCACCATCTGTAAACATTTGATCATGAGTAACATTTACTTTTATTCCGTAACGTTCTCTATGTTTTGAAGCAATTGTTCGTAACTGTGCTTCTTGTTTAACACTTAAATTAAACTCTGCAACTGCTTCACTTATAGCACGATCCACACCGAACTGGGAAGCTGCCGCACCTCTATCACCATGACCTAGTTGCTGTTTACTACTAATTTCTTTAGAACTAATAGGTTTTTTATCTCTTCTTCGCTCTAACTTATTTACGAACCTTGATTGGATTGCGGATACACTATCAGCTTCTCCATTCTTTGTCCCTTTTGCTAGTTTTTGAGATTTTGCAACTTCATAACTATTTACTAGATAGGCTTTATCCCCTGGTTGAGTTTCTGCCTGTTTTAGTAACTTCTGTACGTGCTTAACTCTCTGCTCACCCGCGTCTTTTTCTAGTTTTCTAAATTGTTCGGGTTGTTTGCCTTTTAAAAAAGTGTCTATTTCGGACATCATTTGATCTAACTCAGTTTTACTTAAAGTTATATCAAAAAACTTCTTTAACATAGAGGCTTGAGTCTTACTGTTCATAACCAGTATCTGACCTCTATGACGTTGAGCATCGTATCTTTCTAAAGATTCTTTATTTCTTTTATCTTTTTGAGTTGCTCTCTGTACAATATACTTTGTTGCATTTTTGAGCTTAGTATCACTCATTAGAAGGTTTTATACAAGTCTAGAACACGTTTTATATGGTCTGGAAACGCTACATTATTGCGCTGACTTGTAGACCCCTGGTTCTGTATGCTCGCACCTGCTATGGTTTGACGAGCTTTATGCTCATCTTTATGATAATAAGTAACTAAATCAAAAACTGCTAATCTTAAGTCTTGTGGACAAGAACCATATCCTGCATTATAAAGTACTTCTACAGCACCTGGTCCATTGGGCCAGTTCTTTGCAGAACCACTAGAAGTAGTTCTATAAATACTATCAGTACTTAGGTCAACATAGTAGTCCTCATTTGCAGTAAGAGTTACATAGGCTGAAGATAAACTATCTCGTTCCTTTACAGAATGTACCTGTACAAGGGGACTTTCAGTAAGCTGTACAATGTTTGAAGCCCAGTTAATACTAATAGTTTCTGTTTTTGTATTATTATAAGTTCCATCTACTGCTGTACTATAAAAATCTACAATACTATTTCCACAATAAGTTTTTACTAATTGACTTACAGAATTAATCAACAAGTCTAGCTTGGCATCATCTTTAGTAGATTGGATACCTTCTGCTACTTTATAATCTGATAGTGCTATTAAATTTGCCATTTTCTATAAGTCCATTAGTAAAAACTTGGGGGAGGCGAACCTCCCCGAAGTTTAAAAGTAAAAGTATTACTATTATGATGATGCTGCTGGGTAACGAATAATCGAAGCAGAAGCATTATCTGCAACCAATCGGTCGAAACCAACTGACTGACTAGCAACAAGGTTAGTCTTCTGATTAACAACAGAGTACTCAGTCTCGAAGTTTACACCACCAAGACGTGGACGTACAAAGTTAGCAGTATTAACCATCATACCTGCAACATTCAATGATGTAGCTGTAGGCATAAGGTCAGAAACTACAACCTTAATACCGAAGATACTACCAACTTCACCAGTTAGTTTAGTAGCTAGATCGCTACCAATTTCTGAGATGTCAGTAAATCCAGTTGTATGAATGAGTGAGTAATAAACGTCTGGAGCAACAATGATAGCTAGATCATTAGTGTTCTGTCCATAAGCACCTAAGTTAGAGCGTAAGCCTGCTAACTGAGCCGGAGTAGGACGACGCTCTGTTGCTGCACCCACAAGACCAGTGGTCGCGGTACCTGTAGCAAAACCATTTGCTAGATTGGCAACACTTTGAGTATTCTCTTTACCAATTAGACCTTTAATACCACTAGCAGGGTCTGTAGAGCCATGACCAAGAAGAATAGCTTTATCGATTGCTACAGCGTGAGCTTTTGCAAGCTGCTTAGTAAGCTGTGGCAATAGTGATACAACTAATTGCTCATCTAGGTCATTGCTTAGAGAAGTACCTGCGATTAGACGATAGGCTGAAACAGTAACGTCGTCGAAAGAGTAACCGTCTGATCCAGTACCTGTGTCAGTCAATGAAGTAGTATCAGTGAAACCGCCCGTATTGAAAACAGCCGCTGCAGGCTTTTTAGAAATAGGAAGTACAGTTTTACCTGAACTTACAGCTAGTTCGTCAAAAAGATCGCCTAGTTGGCTTGCATAAGATACTTCGTCAACAAAGGTATTAGAAATAATAGTGTTTAAGCCAGAAGCTGCGTCTGCAACGTCAACGCCTGCTTTTTCGATAACGCCACGACCATAGGCAGTGTCGAAACCTTTATTAGTAATAGCACCTAAAAGTTTAGCATTTAGGAACTCTTTACCAAACGAACTTAGGTCACCTGATGATTTACGATCAGCAAAAGTTTTTTTGCTGTTTTGCATAGCTTCGATTTCAGCTTTCTTCTCTGTAAGTTCATTACGGAAAGTTTCCATAACTTCTTGTAGAGAAGCGTCTTTTTCAGACATTTTAGCGTCAACGTCTGCCATAAGTTTTTCAACGCCAGTTGCAACACCAGAGTTTACTACACTTTTAATTGATTCTGCTTCTAAAGCTTTCGCTTCAGATGCTTCTTGAGCTGCTTTAGCTTGTGCTTCTTCAGCTGCTTTTTGCTCGGCTTGCTTCATAGCAATCTTAGCAGCAGTATCTTCTGCTACTTGTTTTGCGAAAGCTTCCAAGTCGATGTCTTTATTATCCATCATGATCTCCTGATCTGCGGATTTTTCTTCCGCGCTTTTCGGTGTGTCACTACCTACGCTAGAAGTATTAACTTCGTCTTTAGCCAGAGACTGACCGGCTAGATCTACACGATTTGTGAAAGTTTTTTTGAATTCATTGTACTCTTCATCTGAGTCAAATGATTTCGCGAGCGAAAAAGTAGCTGATTGGTTGCATGGTACAGATACTACCGATACCTCAAACAGCTCAGCGTCCTTAATCATTAGTCCGTCGGTTTCCTTTAAGTAATCAGCGTCCTTGACTCGAAAACCAACAGAAAAGGCTCCAAGAACACCGTCTTTAACAAGTTGTGCAACATTAGCAGGCGCCGCCTTACTAATCTTACATTCTAACTCTAGTCCATCTGGTCCGGCTTTCAGACCTGTGGCTCTACCAATTGGCTTATCATAATCGTGATTAAATAAGATAATTGGATTTTTTTCAAAATTTGCAAGTCCACCCTTTGTCCAAGCTTCAGCAGATATTGAGTCACCCGCGCGATCAAAATCAGCAGTGCTTGCCATACCACGAATCATCACAGAACCGTCATCGGTTTCGTGAGATTTGAAAGTAGACGTTAAATTAAATAGTTTATTCATAACTATTTTCCTTTCTTAACTGCTGGTTTCGCAGCAGGCTTAGCCGCAGCTTTTGGCTTTGGTGTAGCTTTTGGCTTTGGTGTAGCTTTTTTAGATCTATATAAACCCATTAGATCTGGGAATTCTCGATCAAGTACACTAATCATGTTGTTCCAATGATTAAAGATTTTTCTAAAATCAGTCATATTATTACAAGAAGGGATGTTATGTTCCAAAAAATCGGTTTCATTAGAAATCTTTTCTATGCCGTGTTCTGCTAATAACATTGCAACTTGTTCATGAACTATTCTTCGTCTGGTAGGTGTAATCATTATTCTTCCTCGTTTTCTACAGGCCTTCCGCCTTCATCTGGGTTAGCCGCTGAACCTGCAATATTTGCAGGTACTCTTATATCCTCAGCCTCTTCTCTAGCGTCATATCCTAGAGCTTCTCGAGCTTCATTGGGGCTGATAATTCCTCCGTTTACCAAAGAAGAGTAATAAGATGCCGCATCTCTCAATTCTGGTTGAAGTGCGGGAATGTCTGTAATATCTTCTTTAATACCAAAACCAAAGTATCTTTCTACAGAGTGATTTAGTTTTTGTATTATGGGTAAAACTGTTTCTAAGTAATACAATCTCATATTTGGACGAATATTTGCATTGTTTCCTGAGTCCAATAAGATAGGTGGTATACCTAGAGCTTTTAAAATAATTTTTTCGTTTTCTAAGATAGAGTTTTGGAAGTCAAGATCTTTAAAGTTTGCATCTGTAAGAGAATCTACTTCTAAACCTCCGTCTAGTATAAGAGGTCTGTGACCTCCTGTATCTGGACGATAACGTGTCTGCCACGATATCATCATACGTTCTTTAATTTTTTCTGAAAGAGTATTCGGAGACTTTAGTACTAATCCTGGAACCGCCCCATTCTTAAAAAAGTTATCCTGAAAATTACGCATCTGATAGATAAGTTTCATCGTGCGAACTGCAGGTTTTAGTCGAGAAACTCCTCTGTATATTGAGTAAAAAGAATTCTCTTTTACATGAATAATCTCGTTAGGAGCATACTCTATGTCTTGATAAGTATATTTTTCAATAAATGTTTGCTTGTCTGCATGAACAGTAACTTTATCTGCGGGCAGATGGTACATATGAGCACCGTCAAAATATATAAAAATATTTCCATCTAGTAGATAATCTGTAATAAGATTTCTTCTAAACGAGCTAACATCTTGATAAGGATTTGGTTGATGATTAAGTAAGTTTTCAACTCTTGCTCTTTTTACACCTTTTACAACCCCATCATTTTTGTATTCTCTTTGAACAATCGTAGGTATTGCAGCAACGTCATCTACAAGCATATTGACGCCACGATTTACAATTTCTAAACGCTCATAGTATTGCTCAAAGCTAAATACTGGCTCTCTCGAAGACTCCTTTTCATTCCCAATATATTGTTGGGCAGGATTCAATTTCTCCTCGACAGGTTTTCTACCAAATATGTTATTATACCAAGCCATGTTTTTCTCTTTGAATCTCTACCCAGCGCATCTGCTTTTTTGCTGTTGTTAGCGCAGGATCTTTACCATAAATTGAGTGAAGTTTTAAGTGATGCTTGTGACACAATGTAACTGTGTGTTCATATAGCTCAGCATGATGTTCTTCTATAAAGTCTTCCCGAAGTGCTTGTATGTACTCAGGATTGTGATTGTTATCTTTCAACCACTTGTTCAACAAAGGTGTTAGACTGTAAAAATGGTGAAAATCTAACTGCTCTGTTGCACCGCAAATTCTGCAAGAGGAACCCTTTTCATACTTGGACTTTGCCTTGTCTCGTACATACTTTACATAATCACGTTTTAACTTAGGCATTTTCCTTTGGTTCCTTAATTTTTATCTAAAGAATTATATCGACTTTAAGCTAACTTGTCAAACATTATTTTTGAGTTGGTATCGCTAGAAGGATATATTCGAGGTTTGAAATGAGTACAATGCATAACGCAACGCATCTGCCATGTGAGATGCCATGTTGTGCTTCGGTTTTTCCTTCATAAGATTTGGGTTTGGGTCCCACTGATACGCATCTAAACAACTCAAGGATTCTTTTGCTTCTTGATCAACAAAGAGGATGTCGTTGTCAACAACCCCTGACACATGTCCAATTCCGTCAAGTACGGACTTCTTCGCGTTGATGGTGGAAATATCGTAGTTCTGCGCGAAATCATACCTTGTTTGTTGAGCTGCGCTGTCAATATAAATGTAATCAATATCCCAGCGATCAATGAGCGACTGTATTT